TGTGCTCTCGTAGTTGTGTCCAATCTGTGTTGATGAACTTGATCTTGTAAGTGCAAAATTACCAGCCGCGTCCACTGTGATTTCAGGATGTAACAATCCATCCGCGACGACCTTGACTGTCCTGCCTTCCAGTCCCTGTGCACCTTGGAAACTCGATCCAGTGATGCTGGTCGTGTGGTATGAGTCAAGGAATACGTCATCCTCTGACCATTTCTCCAGGAACACACCCGCGTTCAGGGTTGATCCGTCGTTGTCGTATCTCTGTACCAGGGTGTACAACCTGTCATCGATCACTGTTAGGTCTTTGAAGTTGCCATCAGTGGTAAACTTCATCCAACCAACAACTGAAAATTCTGTGTTGACACCTAACACACCCAGGCTACCGTCTGCGTTTGTGCAGAACACGTAGTTGGTGTTGGTGTTAGCGTAGTTGGTCAATACCGCTATCCTGTCAGCACCTGCCAGTATGTCATGGTGTACCAGCGAGTAGTTCTTGGCCGAGTATGCATCCGTGTTGAAGTTGTACACGAATGCCCTCAACTGTTTGCCACCCTTGGCCACGAATAAAACTTCATTGTCAACGATCTTTGGTGTGGTCACCCCTGATCCTATGCCGTACCCTGTCTGTTTCCTGACCAGCACGTTGCTTGGTGTCACAGGTTCTCCTGACATGTCAAACTCACCGTCTGACGTGAATATGAAAAGTGATTGTTGCGACACAAGGTGTCTGATAGCGTTGACACTGTCTGACGCTATGGTGAATTGTATGCCAGCGTCATCCGTGATCGCTCCAGTGACGTCTCCGTTGTCGTCCACGACCCTGGTGTAGTTGTCAAAGTTGAAAAAGTCTCCGGACTGTGATCCAAAGAGCGTCTGTGGTTTGTCCCTGCTTCCCCCAAACATCAGTCTGTTCTGGTGGAAAGTGACCGATCTCGGCCAACCACCTCCCAGTGTTGTGGATAGATTACTGAAAGCATCTATCTCCCACTCGTGTCCTTCAGCGGCTTCGTTGTCAACCAGGTCGTAGATGATATCACAGACTGCCACGGTTGAACTTGTGATTGATGTTATCTGTGCCTGTCCACCGTTGATGTCTATCTTCATGTTGACGTGTCCATCCGGCCATGCCGCGTCGACCCAAGCGTAACTGCCTGATGACAGTGTGAAGTTGATGTTGTTGCCAGAAGCACTGGCTGGTGTCAGTGTTGTGCCAAAGTTGAAGTTGGCCTGCGGTAGATGATCAAAAGAGAGATAGCCACATGTCCAGTCACTGTTGGTTGCACCCCTGACCAGTTGCAGTGGTCTAACATCTGGATGTACCAGTATCATGTAGTCAAAACTCTGTGTGAATCTTATGTCCGCTATGTTTGAAGTTGTTATGGGAAAAACGTTGCCATCTGACCCGTTGGTCAGCACCGCTACTCTGACATCTTGGTAATATATGTGTATCTTGGCCGCGTCACTGTCGTGTGCTGGCTCAAGTATGATCACGTATTCTTGTCCGTCAGCGAATTTGAAAGGTATCAACCTCGATGATACATGGAAACCTGCTGTGGTCAACGTTGATGAACCATCTGGTTCGGTCGTGTTGTCTGGATCCGCTGATATGAATTGGAATCCCCTACGTTTCTGTATGCCACCCTGTGGTAATATCAGGAAATTTGACAGTTCTGCCAACCCTGCCCTGTAGATCGGTGTGTCATTACGACCAAATATGTTTGGTCCTACCTGTCCCTGCGTGAAATTAGTTTGCGAATATTTTCTTATTGTCATTTTTAGGTATTACTGTGTCTTAACCTTCTGTTGGTCAGACCTGTATTACCCAAATGTGCTTCAACATATCTGCCCGGTGGTACTATGTTATGTGGTGGATTCTCCTGTCCGTCCGCTATCCTGGCCGCTCGTAGTTTGGCTTGGTAGTCTCCGGCCAATCTCTGTGTCAGTGTGCCCACTCCAGTGATCGCTTCGTTGATCTCCAGTGCCACTTTGGCTATCAGTGTCTCTATGAAGAACACCGGCATGTCATCTTCCACTATGTTTTTGACGTATTCTATGTTCAGTGTCTGCTCGTTTGAGAACACTTTGGCACCTTCTATGCTGTAATCTTCCTGATAATGTCCATCAGTGTCAAAGAAACCCTTGATCCTGATTACGTCACCTGGTAGACTGAACACGTATAGATATGATTTGTTGGTTGGTGTCTCGTTTAACCTGTTCAGTGCCTTGTTGGTTATGGCAAAATTCCAGAACGTGTAGTATAACAGACCGTTCCTGACGTTGTCATACATGGTTGAACACACGTTTGCCTCGTGTGATCCGTCTGTGAATGAACCTATTGTTGCGGCACCACATTTTGTTAGTGCTTGATTTGATATTGAAACTTTGCTTTCAGCCATGGTTGAAATCCTTTATTCTATTATTTAGCGGACATAAAAAAAGACAGGCCCCACAATCCAATTGGAGGCCTGCCTTGATGTAGACTGAGGGGTCGCAGATATTACTCTGTGACCTCCACTTTTACAACACCGTCTGCATCGATCACAGTTGAACCACCAGACATAGTACCAAGTACTAGGTGTGATGCCTTCTGTGCAACGTAGTCGATTCTAGTTGTGATGTCCTGTGCTAACGCTAGACCTACTGAATCTTTGTGTATCGCGTAACAATCTCTTTGAACAGAATTTTTTGTTAAAAGAGTTGACATGATCACTCTGAAACCGAACACATTTGGAATGTATCCTGAAGTAAGTGCAGTGTTTGATACTAAACCATCAGCCGCTGTAACAAGGTTACTGTCTGTTAATAAGTCAGTCAACGCTTGCGGAGAGATGATGATGCATCTGTCGTTAGTTGGGATGTCAAGAGCGTTCATCGCTTCATGCACTTCTAAAAATTTCGCTTTAGTAAGTCCAGATCCCGCTGACACCTGTGTAGTTGGTGTAGAGGCATCTAATGCGTCGATGATCTCTTGGTCTACCGCTCTGTTTAATCCAGAAGCGATCGCTCCTGCAAACGTGTTTCTCAAGTCTATGTTGGTTTTGAAGCCATCCATGTCGTCAATGTACTCACCAGAGTGGTAATTGTTAAGTGTAGTTGTTACAACACTGTTCTGTGCTGTACCACCTGTGTATGCTCCTGAACCCGCAAAAGATTTGCTCGAATCAGACATAGCAGTGATATCTTCAAATCTTGCTTTGTTCTTGATTGAACCACCTTTTGAAAGTTTGTGGAACTTGTAAGTTGAACCAGTAACGTTTCTTACAACTCTTACTGCGTCAACTAAATTTGATGATGTTTGTTGGTACGCTTGTTTTACATCATCACTGAACATAGTAACGAATGAATTCGATACAGATGTTCCTGCGTTTGCTACTAATGCCATTGTTATGGTCTCCTTGTAGTTTTAGTTGTTGTTTGTATAAAACGCTGGGAATTGTGTTGGTTGTTTTTGGGGCCTTGCGGTTGTCCTTACTGGCAACTAACGTTCTTTGCTTGTGATTTACAGCACCACCAACTGGCCTAAAGTATTAGACATCAGCGGGTCCGAGGATTGTCCGCAAACATATTTAACCTCTGCTGGTGAAATATTGATCTACTGTGATTTTGATGTGCGGAAAATATTCTTTGATGGTCTGTAAGGTGCGTTGATATCTTTCCCGGTGCGGCTGTGCTTGTCGCTGTGGCTCACGGTATATGCTCTCTGGTCCACCATCGAATCCCACTAGGTCCATGCGTGTGAAACCCAACTGTGCGGCCAGCACCATGGCCTGCTCCCCGGTCAACCATGAGTTCATCCTAACGTGTGGGAATTTGATCTCCCTCATGTCATGCAACTGTGTGAAGGTGCTGGTGCTGTATTTCCTGTATTGGTGCTGTGCCACGTACACCGGTTCGGTCACGTGGTCCTTCTGCATCTGGTGTATGACCTCGCGGTCCTGTGCCAGCAGGTAGTCTGGTTGGTAATCCTGATATATCTGATTGCACCCAAACGTTGGCCATGCTATCTGATCCAACGGCACCAAGTGCCTGCTGGGTCCGTTGCCGATTATGACGCACCTCTTGATCTTGTTGGGATCTATGGGCTGTAGCACTAGCGACTCTTGTGTGATTTCACTGTCTTGAACTTGGCTTTCTTGACTGCACCCCGGTGCGGCTTGTAGGTGCCTTTCATCAATCTCAATGAAGTGCCTTTCTTCATCCAATGATATCCCCTAGGTGCTGAAACGCTTTTTGATCTTGTCATATGTCTCCTTTATTGTGTTCAAAGTGTGTTCTCCTGGTATGGGCCATGGATTCATCCAATCGTCCACTAGTCTGATGTGTCTGGCTTGATCGATGTGAACTGTATCGAGTGCCATGGTGCCGTCAGTCCGTGTGAGTTCTTGTAGATGTCTCCGGTCTGCACCGACTTCGCGGCCATGAATTGCCGTGTGCCGTTGCCGTGCCTCTTCTTCTGCACCACCCTGCAGGGTTTCCACTCCTGTCCTTTGGAGTAGTAGCGTGTGTGCGGGGTCTGTTGTCCCTTGCGTGTCTTTGTACCTGCCACTGTGGTCCTCCATTATTGTTCAACTCTCTGTTTTATAAATGCCGCATATTCAGGATCTATCTCAATCGACACGCTGTCTATGCCGCGTTCTTGACAAACTTTTGCCACAGTGCCCGTGCCAGCGAATGGATCAAGCACCCGACCCGTTGTTAGTCCAGTGATATTTAAACAATGACGCACCAATTCCCTGGGAAATATAGCAGGATGTCCCTTGGGTCCTTTGACAGCCGCACTGTCCTTGCCCATGTAGCCTGTGGTCTCGTATGGAATGTGCCAGCAGTCCGTGGTTGGCCTGGTCCTCCTGCCAGTCCTACGGAAGTTGTCTTCTGCCCATTCTGCCCTGTAGGGCACACCGCTCCGCTCCCTGTCAATGGGTGTGCGTCCCTGGTGTGTGAAATGCCAAACCATCTCATAACCACGACACAGGTACTTGTTGGTGTTCTGCGTTACCACGCTCCTGCCTCGGATCCCTTCACCGGGCATCTCCACTGCCTTGGCCCACACTATGGGATTCTGTATGGTCATTGGAACCAGTTCGGCTAATCGGTAAGCAAACAAAGGATCTTTCC